AAGATCAACACAGCAGACAATGTGTTTGGTATCCTGACTTCACGATCCATGAAAGAGCGTGGCAAGTATCAGATCCAATGCATGAAATCGCGCAGTTCCACAGGTGTAGGGCAAAAGATTGATCTGGAATACAACATTGACACCATGCGTATCACAGATGCCGGCGGTGATGACGCTGACAACGGATTCCGCAAGCCCAGCAGCGTGATGGAATCCATCAAGGCTCGAGCCAGTGTAGCGCCAGCAGATGCCGCAGCGCCGGTCAAATGGGAACGAGGTCAGGCCAAGCCCGGTGTGGATCCACTGGATCCTACACCAAAGATCACAGCAGATGTTCAAAGCAACAAGCTCAAGGAGCTGTTGGGCAAGATCAAAACAGGCTAAAACCAATAAATAACTCAAAGGCCCTTGAACACAATGCAAAAACGCACCCGTAGTCTATTGGAAGAACTGGATTCAATGTATGTCGAGCGTGAGCGTGACTTGATAATAGAAAGCCGCGCGTCAAATATCATTGCAGGGGCCATCAACCTGTTGGAACAGATAGATGCTGCATATTCGCCAGAGCAAGCAGAAAATCTCACACGCAAACTGCTGAATGCCATCCGTACCCGGGATGCAGGACGTTTTGCCAGAACCGTAAGGCGCAGTCATGCAAATCAATAAACTGCTGGAAGGCGGGAACGTATTCAAAACCAAAGACGGTGAACCGCGCACCCAGCGTATCAATCGTGCAGATGTGCCTGCTACTATCCGTTGGATAGAACAGGTCACTGGTATAGAATTCTCTCGCGACCGTTGGTTAGGGTCAACTGGCAAGAAACCCACATCAGGCGACTTGGATCTGGCTGTGGATCTCAATGAAATTAGCAAAGAACAACTGGCCGGTATCCTAACTCAATTTGTGCAAAGCCAAGGCCTGGACCCTAGAGAATATGTGAGCAAGCGAGGTGAAGTTCACTTATGCACTCCTATTGCCGGTGATGCCAACCGTGGATTTGTGCAGACTGACTTCATGTTCTTCCCTAACCTGGACTGGGGCAGTTTTTACTACAGCGGTGGCGAGGATTCCGAATACAAGGGCATGAATCGTAATGTGTTGATGTCAAGCATAGCCAAACAACAAGGACTCAAAGTGGGTGCCAATGGTATGTTCTCTAGAACCACAAATGAACTGGTGCAGGGTGGCATGGATCCTGATTATGTGGCCAGTGTGTTGTTAGGGCGCGGCGCTACCCGTGACAATCTAAAGAATGTAGAATCAATCTATGCTGCACTCACGAATGATCCTGACCGTGAAGCCAAGACAGCAGACTTCCGTGAATATCTGGCCAAGGAAGGCATGCGAGAGCCGGAAATGACTGTGAGAGAAAGCGATGCCAACTTCTTGGCCCGTTTGCGTGATCGTATAGTGAATCAAGGCATGCAGCCTTTGATTGAAACCAAGCGATCATATCAACTGTACGAACAAGAACCTACTGCTGTGGGCGGCAAGGCTAAAGGCATCGAGCACTTGGAAGACTATGTGTTTCGCAGCGGATCAGCAGGGGTGGATCAAGCATTGCTGATAGCCGACTCTTTTTATGATGATCCCCGAACCGGATCGGTCAAATGGGATGGCAAACCGGCGGTGGTATTTGGTCGCAGTCCCGAAACCGGAAAGTTCGTACTCACCGATGACGCAGGATTCACAGCCAACAGATTGTTCACCAGCACTCGCGAAGTGGCCACAGATCTGGCTCGTAGAGATGCCAATGCTGCTGCCAAAGGTAACAAAGCAGATAGAATACAAACCTTGCTGCCCACATATGAAACCATATGGCCATATCTTGAAGCTGCCACACCTGAAAACTTCCGTGGTTATGTCAAAGGTGATCTATTGTATACTGCAACCCCACAGGTGGAAGCTGGTAATTTAGTGTTCCAACCCAACACAGTGCAATATCGTATTCCGGTGGCCAGTGATTTAGGCAAGCGAATAGCCAGCAGTGACATAGGTGTGGCAGTACATACCATGTATGAGGATGTGGATGCTGCCAAGCAACCACTCAGCAGAGTTAAATTCAATCCTGTGCCGGGACTGTTGTTGATAGAACCCATCTATGCCCAGGCTGTGCCCAAGAACAATGCCATAGTCAAACAGATCCGATCATTGCTGCGCCAAAATCGAGCAGTGATAGACACACTATTCAATCCCATGGAACTACGGGCCATGAAGATTACTGACCTAGCCAAGTTGGCTATCGACTATATCAACAAACGAGTAGATCCACGGCATGCTGCCTACACAGGTGATTTTCGTGATCTAGTGCCCGGCTTCATGGCCTGGCTGCAACAGACACAGACCCCGCAGAAGGTCAGCAACATAGCTCAATATCTGCGTAGCCCTACCTCAAACGAGCAAGGCCTGGCTGCTGCGTTCTTGTTGTTTGAACTGTTGCATGATCTCAAACTGGATCTACTGGGCAAACTGGATGCACAGGTGCCCGGCAACGAAGGTTGGGTGTTTGCCACCCCTGCGGGCTATGGCAAAGCCGTGAACAGATTTGATTTCACTGCCAGAAACAAAGCTCGAAACAACTAGCCAAGGGCAGGTTTTTTTGCCGATTTCATAAATAAGAGTAGGGCAAAAGCCCACTTTTTAGGAGATTTTCAAATGGCAGTATTTACACAAACAAACGGTACCACACAACCAGTGTTCAACATGGACACGGCCAATGGTAATATTGGAGGCACAGCTAACATCGCGGCGATGGGCTCAGTCAACTTCCAAGGCCCCAAGCTGGATTTCTTCAGCCTGGTCGCCAACGCTAGTCTGATCAGTTCTGGTAATGTCAATGGCTACATCAACAACCTGATGCAAGCCATCCAGACCAAAGGCACAGTGGCAATGTATCAGGTCAGCCCGGCTGCACCCACAATTCTTAACTTGGCTATCTATCCAACAGGTGTTTACAGCAATGTAACATTGCTGGCCACTGCTAATACCAGTGCCACAGTGGCTTCCGGTGGTCAGAACATCCAGTTGAATTCATGTGCAGGCAACGCTGTGTTCACCACAAGTGCAGCAAACTTTGCTCCAACCTAATTTCAGGTAGTAGCGAACAATCAAGGCCCTGGTTTATTTCCAGGGCTTTTTTTTGGCCGTAAATACGCCATGACCCAGAGCATCCGTGTAACAACTGATTTTGATTGTAGACCCACCGGAGTCACCGGGCACTTTCGTCCCAACATCTTGCCCATCACCGACCAACAAGGGCAGGCTGTGATCAATCAAGCCACATGGTTACGAAGTAGAAATCAACAACGCAACTGGGAAACCATCATGCAGTTGATCAGTCTCTACACACAACCGTTGCATGTGACTCGTGTGCGGGTGGAAAATCTCCGATGGCAGTTTGATTTTGACACAGATCAGGAAGATGTGTTTCGACTGAACAATGATCCAGTGGGTCGTCTGAAACAAGCATGTGCCGGTGTGCCCGTAATAAACTATGTAGAACAAGAACTTACCACATTGTTGCGACCAGATGTGAACATTTGGTTTGAGTCCGTGGAGCATAAATAACTTCATGGACACTACCGATATTGAAAAGAAAAGCCTAGAAGCCCACGTTGAGCTGTGCGCCGAGCGTTACCGCATGTTGGAACTCAAGATTCAAAATGTCGAATCAGATGTGGGTGCAGTAAGAACCATGGTCACAGAAGTGCATGACATGATGCAAAAAATGGCTGCAAAACAAACTGATCGACTGATCAGTTGGGGCATTGGCATCATTGGTTTTCTCATTGGCACTGTGGGTTGGTTGATATCACAGATCATACTAAAATGAAAGCCAGTCGCAAACTTGCTGCATTGGCCGAGCGAGAACTGCCCCGTATCCTTGATCAAGTGATCATCGAAGACGGAGAAAAATACCGTGCGTTTGGCAGATACACCATACACCCTATGGACAGCTTGTTCCAGGTACGTCTTAGAGATGATGATGTTGGCGTGTTTTCAGGCACAAAATCTGCCCTGGCCTGGTGCATAGCAGACAACTTGCACAGATTCAATCTAGCTAGACAGATCAAAGAGCTTGACCAATCTATTGTAAGATTGCGAAATGACATATATGTGCGACGTAGCCTGGCCGAACGCACATCCGGCCACACCTGGGAAAACTTGATTAACAAGACCACTGCCAGACAAGAGCAAAGCCAGGTCCTAGAAAAAGAACTGGCAAAATGTATAAATTTGGCTAAATACTGGCAACTACGAGGAAACTCAGATGAAACTAAACGAACTGGCCGTAACACGCCCCACACAACAAATCGCTAAAGTATTTGAAGGTCATTTTGACCAACAGGTACAATTTGATTCGCTGAATCGCAAGCAACTGCACAACATGTATCGCCAGGTGCGCGGTGTGTTGAGCGAAGTGCGTTCCGGACCAGCTCGCCACCGCAGCGAGCAAGATCCGGCTTATCTCAAGCTCATGATGATGGAACAGGCCTTGGCTGAAAAGATCTACGAAGATGAGATGGGCACTGCAACCCCTCAGCCCGGAACACCCGGTGCAGGAATGAATCCTCAACAAACTGCTGCCATGGCCATGAAACAGAAGACAGATCAAAAAGCCCAGGTACAAAAAGAACTGGAAGATCTGAAAAAACAAGTAACCGACAAGCAGAACGAACTCAATGATCTTAACACATCGGCCACAGTTCAAGAATGGCGTCGCCGTGCCCAGACCCATGGTTATTACCTCAGCGAAGGCGAAGTGCAACAGGCTCAAGTGGTGTTGGCTGCACAAGACATGGTTGACAAGATGCAGAGCATGATTGAAGACAGCACCGAGATGCAGTTCAAAGAACTGCCAGCCTTGGTTGATTCGATCAAGAACCAGATCGGTCAAGAGCAAGCAGCACAGTTCAACAATGATGCACAAGCAGCACTCAGCGGTCTGGTGCAGAACTTGCAAGGCAGCAAACAACAACTGGAACAAGCATTGGGTGTGGTCACCGGTCAGGGCCCTGTGGCCATGCCAGGTGCTGATGCAGGTATGATGCCTCCTGGCGGTGACCAAGGACTGGCAGGCCCTCCACCGGGCGGTGAAGAACAGATAGACATCACAGCCACAGAACCCATGGAACCCGGTGCAGCCGCACCAGCAGCAGCCTTGGGCCGCGAGCGCAGATAATGCGGATAAACGAAGTAGAAGCCGACGACACAGCAGACAGACTCATGGCCTTGGCCCAGTTTGCTGCGGGTCGTGCCGAAGACACTTCGGCCAAAATGCAAATGCCTGTGGCAGCATTTATCAAACGAGCACAAAGCATGGGCATAGACATTGATCCAGATACGCTACAAAGTCTGGTAGGTCAACCTCCACTGAATGGTATATTCAACCCAATGGAACCGGATGCGGTTGAACTCACATTCAAAGGCAATGATCAAGCCGGTCCGGTCAAGATGCCAGTGAACCAAGCACAAGACATCGTGGCCAACGCTGCACAATCCGCACTGACCAAAGATCGCGGCGTTTGATCCTGGGCAAGTGTGATGACACCGGCTGAACAATACCGCACACTGATTGATCGTTTACAAGTTCTAGCGGAAGCATATCCACAATCCGCATACCCTGGTAATGCCGGATCAGATACCATATCGGGGGTTTCCAATTACCAAGCCGGTGCACAACTAGTTAAACAACGTGCAGAAAATATCTTAAACAAGATGCGGGTGCTGTCGGGAAAAGATAGAGGCATATTACAAGTCGTA